TAACCAAACTAACCAAACTTAAACTAAACTTTGATGTAACACAAAGCAAATACATTCCTCACTTACAAACTTTTATTAATCAAAGACGATGGGAGATGATGGAGCAAGATGAAGTTGAATCACCACACCCATACGGCAATGAACATGATTGGAGAAAACAATGAAATGGCAACTAGCAACTTATGAAAGTAAACTCAAAGAACTTGAAGAAATTAACAGATGGACAGATAACCTAATGATCCTTAGATTAAAGAATAAATTTGGGTGGACAATAGCACACGCCCAAGCAAGAAGAGGTTGGACAACCAAAGATAAAGATGTATTGAAGTGGGCGACCAAGCATGGATATACTGTTGCCCATGTTCAAGCATTTAAGTGGGGAGAGATTACAGACTTTGATGATGAAATTTTAAATATGAAAACAACAGAGCCTTGGCTACCCCAAGGTAAAAAATTAATTATGCAACCTGTAACAGTTAGACAAATGCAAAATTTAGGGAGTTAGTATGAACTCGATTGATGCAGAACAAACAGTAGTAGGTGGCTTACTTATAAATCCAAGAGTCAAGGAAGTATTGGCTACTGGACTATTGCCAAGTGATTTTTCAGACACGAATTTAGGCACACTTTTTCAATATCTTGTGGATATGGATAACGAAAATGCAGAGATAGATATACTTGCAGTTAGAGATTGGATAAATAGAGAAGAGAATCACTCTGGAGAGTGGACAAGTTTTCCTTTTCTTGCTACGCTTTCAGATAATTGTGTTGGTCTTGCTAACATGGATATATATGCTGACCATATTCGCAAGACTAGAATCAATAATGAGATTGAGAAACTAAAAACTGATATTCAATATTCAAACTATCAAGAAACAGTAAGTGCCGTTCAAAGATTGGAAATTGATCTAGCGAAAGATGAAGAGGGTTCAATGGCTAATGCAATATCAAAGACCATTGATTACATTGAAGAGGTACACACCAATGGCACAGGTTTATCAACTGGATTTGATTCTATTGATTCCCTGCTACATGGATTAAGAGGTGGAACTGTTACAGTATTGGCAGGTAGACCATCAATGGGTAAGTCCACACTTGCACTTAATATAGCAAACAACATATCAAACACCAAGAATGTATTATTCTATTCATTGGAAATGACACAGGTACAACTGTTGATGAAGATTGTCGCTAGTGAAACAGAGATTGACCTCAATAAAATTGATAGCAATAATCTTACTGATGCAGAGAACGATAGATTTTATACTGCATTATCCAAAGCAGGTAATAAGCACATGACGATTTTAGATCGTGGCTATGTATCAGTTAAAGATATAATATCGAAAGCAAGACAGGTTCATGGTCATATTGGTCTTGATTGTATTGTTATTGACTACTTGCAACTGATGAAGTACGATAAAAATAAAGAAATTTCAGAACTTGGGAATATAACTCGTTCCTTAAAATATCTCTCTAAGGAACTAGACATACCCATAATTCTATTATCTCAATTAAGTAGGGGGGTAGAGCAGAGAGAAAATAAACGCCCTCTAATGTCAGATTTGCGATCATCGGGGGAGATAGAACAAGACGCAGATTGTATCATAATGATATATCGGGATGAGTATTACAAAA